CCCATGTGGCGCCCATCTTCCGGCAGCAGATCTCGCGAGAAGTCAAGGCGGGCGCTCAGTCGGTCTGGGACGCCTTCGCCGCTGACTCCACCGGTGGCGGCGTTTCGATCGCGGACCTGATGCGCGACGCTGCCTATCCAGCCAAGCGCGATGGCGTCCACATCCTGGCGCTGGCCGTTCCAAAGGAAAAGACAGAAACCGTCGCGGACCAGATCCAGGTGCGCCCGTACATCTACCAGGTGTTTGCGCTCGACATCGTGGACCTGGTGCGGGATCGGTTCGGGAACATTTCAAAGCTACAGCATGGCGATACGATCATTGTGGACGGCGAAGACAAGCCTGTCGTGCGTGAGCTGACCGCCACCGGCTGGCGCATCCTTGATGGAGAGGCGGTAATCGACTCGGGAGATTGGACGAAACCGTACACGTTTGCCCCCTGCGTCGAAATCTCTCCAGGGATGCGAGTGCGTGGAAAGGCCTTTCCGCGCTCCGAGTTCGTCGCTGTGGCGCGCGCGAACCATCGACTTTTCAATCTGCAGTCAGAGCTCGACGAGGTGTTCCGCTCGCAGGCGTTTTCCATCCTGACCTATCCGTCCACCGATCTAAAGGATTTGACGGTGGGAGCTAATAACGCTCTTGGCTACAATCCCGAGCACCGCATGAAGCCGGAGTACATCTCTCCGGGTGCCGATCCCTCGAAGATGCTCATGGAGCAATTTGATAGAATTGTGCGGGAGATCTACCGCATGTCGCTGCTCACCCACCAGACGGGCAGCACGAACAAGATGCAGACGCAGAACCTGGCTTCTGGGATCGCTCTGCGCATTGATCGGGAGGCACTGGACTCGGCCCTTTGCGACTTCTCGAAGACTCTCCAAACAGCGGAAGAGCAGCTCGTCAAGCTCTGGAGCTGGGCAACCGGGATCAACGCTGATGCCACGATCGTCTACCCACGCGAGTTCACTCTGCAAGACCTGGCCACCGAACTGCAGCCTCTCTTGGATGCCTGGACCGCTCTGGCGGCCGCCGCTCCGACCCCAATGAAGGTCGGGATTCTCGACCGCATCGCTTCTCTCCTCCTGGAAAACGATGAAGCGCGCTTGGAGGAGATCAAGGATGCGCTCGAACAGATGCTACAGGATGGTGCGCATGACGATGGTGGCGATCTTCTGCCGGACAAAAACACCGAAGGCAATCTCCCGCCGAACCCGAACCAGGCGGCTGCGTGATGGCTGGCTGGAAGCACTTTCCGGAGCGCTGTGACCGCTCTTAATCCATCCGCCGGCCGGAGCGAGCTAGAGCGCCTCGCCGCCGGGAAGACCAAGCGCACCCAGCGCCTGGCGTGGCGCGTTGCACAATTGGTCGCTGCAGCCGTATCGAAGGGCGACGATCCAGCGGTCGCCCTCAATGCTGCTATGGCCTCCGTGGGCATGGCTGAGGCGGTACGTGATGAGGTGGGCGCGTCGGTGGTGCAGTCCCTGCTTGCGGGCGCTGGCGTGTGGCCGTCCGTGTCGGCAACGGTGGATGTCGGAGCGCTAGGAAAGACGGCTCTTGCCAGCATCTGGGATGGCTCCAGCATGACGCTTTCGCAGCGCCTGCACGGGTCTGACCAGGCTATGCGGTCGGAGCTCGTCGACATCATCAAGACCCATGTAGAGGCCAAGACTAGCGCTTGGGATGCATCCCGTCAGATCTTCGACGGCTACGGCTTCGGCGGCGCAATCCACAAGGACCAGTTGCCGGAACTCCCCAAAGCAATCCAGGGACTCATGGGGAAGGCCGGGAAGGTGGTTGGACCGGAAGACCTCGCGCAGCTCAAGCAGGACGCTAAGCGCCTCGAGGCCTACGCTAGCCGCTTGGCTACGGGCCCACTCAAGTCCGCCTACACGCAGTTCGCCAGGCGCCTGGAGAAGGGGCTCACCACCGGTCTCGACAATCTGGTAGAGACTGCGACCTACGAAAAGGCGCGCTACAACGCCAGTCGCATCTTGAACACTGAGTCAGCCCGCGCCTGGGGACAAGGATTTCTTGAGGATTGCCGCCAGGATCCCGATGTGGTCGGCATCCGGTGGGGGCTCTCGTCGAGCCACAAGATTTTCGACATCTGCGACTTTTATGCCTCAGCCGACCTTTACGGGATGGGGCCGGGCGTCTACCCGATCGGAAAGATTCCCGGCTACCCGGCTCACCCGCACTGCATGTGCCCGCTGGCAAAGGTCTACAAGTGGCAAGTGCCGGCCGCGAAGGACCAGGTGCAGCAAGGCGGCGCCGCGGCGTTGTCCAAGATGACCGATTCGCAGCGGAAGCACCTCATGACGATCAAGGGCGCTAATGGATTCCAGGGCGCGGGGGATTGGCAAAGTCAGCTCCGAAACTGGGGAAATGGCATGGAAGAGATTTCCTCAGGGGCCAAAGCCGTACTGGATCAAGCTGCAAAAACTCTGACATAATTATGGACAGATTCTGACATCGCAGATACCCATATTAGGGATATGACCCTTGCCGAAGCTAAAGCCAAACTGAGTGCCATGGAGGGCGGCCCGGAACTCCTCGCTGCCTTTGATGGAGAGCTTTCCAACATCCGCACCGAGGCGGGAACCCACCGCGTGAAGGCTAAGGAAGCAAGCGACAAGCTCGCCGCCCTAGCAAAGCATGTTGGCGTCGACCCTGGCGCGGAGGACTTCGGAGCCGCCCTGGAGGCAGTCAAGAAGCCCGTCGACGACGGGACGCTCAAGTCGCAGATCTCCGCATTGACCAAAACGGTCGAGAAGCTGACCAACGACAAGACTCAGGAGATCGCCAAGCGCCGCAGCGTGCAGAGCCGACAAAGCGTCCTGGAGGCGCTCCGGAAGGCCAATGCTCTTGCGCCTGACGATATCGCCCCTCTGGTGCTGCCAAATACTGTCGTCGGCGATGACGATCAAGTGCAGTGGAAGAACCCCGATGGCACCATGGGAAGCGTCGAAGACGGTGTGAAGGCGTGGCTTACCGGCAAGCCGTATTTCGTCAAATCCAATCAGCAGCAGGGTCCTGGAGGCCCAAGAAGTCCAGGTGCGCGACCGGGAGTTGCCACCATCACCCGTGCGGAATTCGACGCCAAGGTGGCCTCGAAGGATCCGACCGTGTACGCCCTGATCGCCAGCAACAAGCTGACGGTTGTCGACTAGGAGACCATAAATGATCAACAGTCTTACCCCCCTCATCCCTGCGTTCATCGGGAATTTCGTGGATGTGCTCCGCGAATCGACCCCGTTGAGCGCCGTCTCTACGGGATTTGGAGAAGCATCCGTCCCGCTCGGTGGAACCGTGCAGGTTCCCTACTCGGCGCCCGTTTCGGGAGCTACCATCACTCCCGGCGCCACTTCTTCGGATCCTGGAGGCGTCACGGTAAACGCTGCCACGATCACGATGAACAAGAATCGGAAGTTCGCCTTCGGCCTCACTGGTGATGACCAGCTCCGTGCCGCTTCCATGGGGGCGGACTTCAAGTCGCTCCAGATGAAGCAGGCTGTCCGCACTCTCATCAACGAGGTGTGGGCTGATGTCGCCGCGCTCCATGTGTACGCCTCCGAGGCGTTCGGAATGGCCGGTGCAACGCCGTTCGCTTCGGACCTGTCCGTCCTGGTTGCGGCTCGAAAGGGCTTGCGCGACTCGCTGACGTCTCTGGATGGGCTCTCGCTCATCATGGACACGGCCGCCGAAGCGAACCTGCTCAAGCTTGGAAATCTCTCCAACAACTACCAGAGTGGCACCGACGAAACGCTCCGCCAGGGCAAGCCGGGAATCCTCTACAATTTCAACCCTCTGGTGGCCAACAGTGTTCCTGTCAGCACCAAGGGAACCGGTACCGCATACGTGACAGGATCTGCCGTGGCTGCGGGAGCGGTTCAGATCCCGCTCATTACCGGTTCCGGAACCGTGGTCGCTGGTGACGTCGTGACTTTCGCTGGTGATACGACGCAGTATGTCGTCAAGACCGGAATCTCTGCTCCTGGCGCGATCACGCTCAACCAGCGCACCCAGGATGGTGCTGGTCTGCGCACCTCTCTCGCCTCCGGTGCGGCCATGATCATCATCAACAATGCCACCCGCAACATGGCTTTCCACCAGTCTGCTATCGGTCTGGCTATCCGCCCTTCGGCGGTCCCGGACGGCGGCGACGCTGCCACTGACCGCATTCTGATGACGGATCCCGTCACCGGACTCACGGTCGCCGTTGCCATGTACAAACAGTACATGCAGCAGTCTTTTGAGATCCAGGCCACCTGGGGCGCTTCGATGATTCGCCCTGAACTTGCAAAGCTGGTGTTGGGATGATGCCCACCTACATCTGGACCAAGGACGTGGACGGCAAGCCTGTGGAAGTCATCGGCGACGAGCGCCAGGCTGACGAGCTTACCGCTCTCGGCTTCGTGCAGAAGCTGGATGGGAAGAAGAAGCCAGTTCCCGGTCCGACTGCCGATGAAATCGCTGTGCAGTTGGCCGCGCAGGAGGATGCGGCCTGATGAACCTGCGCCTGGACATATCGGGAGCTACCGGCCTATTGAGCGCCCTTGCGCGCCTTCCTCGGGAAACCGAGGCGGACGTACATGGCGCCGTGGTCGATAGCGCTGGCATGATCCAGGTGCGGGCACGCACT